AATTATATCAAGTAACTCTTGTTGTTTAAACTCAGGGTGAGTAGAGGAACTTAGACCACTATTGGAAATTTTAATGTCCACTAATGTTGGGATTTTTTCTAATACATGTATTTCTATACGACATTTATTCATTGATAATTCAGTAAATTTATTTATAATCCTCATTGTTTTCTCCTGTTCTACGTTTGTTAACATTGCACTACCAGTCATTAAAACGACTTGTGGTTCTACTCGTTAGCATCCATAATTATTGATCACTAAAAGTAGTATCACAATCACCACAAATTTTAATTTTTTCATAATATATACCAATCTGTTTTAACTCATCATAATTATTTTCATATTTTGGTTCTTTCCATTCTCCATAGAAATAAATCTCACCTTTTTTAATTTCTCTACCACAATCATCGCAGTTATGTATTTTTCTAGCCTTTCTATAAATATGCATATAATCCCTCAAAAGTTTACGGTTACTAACAATGTACTACCAGCCATTAAAACTGCTTGTTGTTCTGATCCGTTACACTATTAAAACCCTTCAAATTCGGGCAAATCATTAAATTCATTCTCACTCAAAAAGACAGGCTCTAAAAGTGGAATATTATCGTTGTAAGTACAATCTTTAAAACTCTCTTCTTCTTCCATCTCGTACATCTCAATAATATTCTCTAGTCTATCTATAAAATATTTGAGCATATCTTTGTTTTCGTATACTTTCCAGAATAATTTAGGCTTAGCCATTTCAGCAGCTTTTGTTAAATTAGAATTACAATGCTTGCAGAATACTTCTTTATTGACTACTCTGGTCATAGTGTTTAGTTTGTTACATTTTACGCATTCCATGATTACCCTCTTTTATTTAGCTTCTTCGAAGTCTTTTAGAGTGCTGATTAACTCGACTATTAAACTATCGCTGTGTGCTGATTTAATGCTGTCTTGTGGTGATTGTGCTTTGTTTTGTTTTTAATATCAGTCCCAATCTTCAGTTTTTATTTCAAATCCGTTCTTCAATAGTAACTCCATAGCTTCGTCCGAACATTTTTCACATAAATCAAGATTATGTTGCTCGCCTCCCTGGCATTCAGGATATTGATATCCAGTTTTAACTTTAAACGTAAAATTAAAAGCATCAAAGTGGCTGTATCCATCAGGAACTGTAACCATCTTATCATATCTGCATTCTCCAAAAATAAGACATCCACATTTATCACACTTAAGCTCATCTTTTATAGTGACTTCAACCAGTTTATTCACTATCTCAGTTTCTTTAAATCTCATACCATACCCCTTTTTTTAATTACCAATATGACCTAAATATCCTAAGCCAACTATAATGAACATTCCTATTAAAATTAGTGCTTTTTTTAATCTTTTATCTCGTGGTGAAGTTATTTTTTTCTGCATTTTAGATCCTTTTCAGTTTTAAGAAGTTCGATAGCATTCTTTACACCTATACCATCTGCTAGCTTGGTTCGACAAACCACAACTTGAACAATACCTAATAATAGGTTTAATTCTCAACCTTTTTATGTTAGGATCGTTAAGCTTGCTAGTCCGATTGGTTTTAAATAACCATATCGGATAATCTTCAGATTTGACCCAGTTCATATTTCCCCCATTTTTTTTAAATTAATATTCCGCAACATTCCCAACAAAAGGAATCTAACACTTAAACCTCTAAAAGTCAAGATAAATCTGTTGCCCGTAGCTAATAAACTTTATTTTAACCATAAAAAAAAGAGCCACTTTAAATTGAAGTAAACTCTTTTTCTCTCTTTGGGGTAAGATGATATTTTTATAAAATATTAAACTTTCTCTTTCTCTATTCCCATTAACTTATAAACTGGAATATTATATATTTCAGATAGTTTTATAATGTCGTTACCTGACCTATTATTTACAGGCTCTTTCTTCCATACTTTGATTGTTTCAGTAGTACATTTCCCATTGCGACCAATATTTTTAGATAATTCGGTTTGATTCATTATTGATTTATCGATTGTTTCTGATAATAGCATGATTACTCCTTTTTATGTTAAAAGAAAGTAATATACGAATTAAATAGCAACATTGCAAGAAAATTCTTTATTATGCGACTAAGCAAATCTATTTGTATAATAAATTAAACTCCACCTGTAGCACCTTTCCCGCTAACTAAAAACCCCGCAGGATCACAATTATCACTACCTATAAGACATATTATTGTTTGCTCTGTTCCGCTTGCTTCAAATTTAAATTCTAAATCTATTAAACTATGTTGTTTTAAACTTATGCAGGATAGATCGGATAGATCAGCCCGCCACATTTTTTGATTAGCACCGTCGTCGTTTTCGTAAAAATACCCATAAGTCCCATCTGTAAAAAACTGAGTAATTTCCGTAAGAGAATAATCCGTTTTAATATCTTTTATTGTCCAGGTTGCATCATTATCCCATGTTGCTAACGGTATCTTGTATAATTTTATTTTAGTCCAATTTAAAAAATATTTACTTAGCACGTAGAAATGATCGTCAATTATAAAACTACCTATTCCGTTTTCACCATCCGTTTTTGAAGAATAATAATGTTCAATACTTAAATTTCCACCAATAATAGTAATCTTTTCTATAGTAATAGCTAGAGTATTCCTAACTGTCTGAACATAACCAATATTATCAAGAGATAATGAAAAATTTGTCGGACTATCTCCAGCTCCAGCTTCCGTTAAGGAAACGTTACTTATATTGCCTCCATCTAAATCCATTTTATAAACTTTTTCGTTGTCTGCGTTCCACCATATCTTAGGGTCTGGAGATTTTGAAATAACCATGCTCAGTGGTCTTGGCGTAGTACCTAGATCAACGCCACCGTTTAATGTCATCGTTGAAACTGTAACTTCATATAGATAAACATTCCCCCTATCTGCAAGGATATAAACAATATCTTGAACTTTATTTAATGCCATTGTTATTTGATTTGTATTTGTAATAGAAGAAATTGCTGAACTTTTAGTTACAGCTCCAGCAAGTGTTTTTTTAGCAATCTTATAATCATCAGTAATATAGAAACTATTTCCCGTTAAATCCCTCCAGACTCTTCCATCTTCACCATCAGCAGTAGCATCTTGATTTAACTTTATTATTCCAGTTTCTAAATCTTCAAAATAATCCGTTGTTATGTTTGCCATTATATAGCCTCTATTCTTTGAGTCAATTGACCCTGTATTAATGATTGGTTAGGTATTGGTATATGTGCAATTCTCATGCTGAATCTAGTTGCTAAACGATATTTTATTTTTAAAGTTAGATCAACACTATCAATAATTTGCCCCTGTTCGTCTGCTTCATAATCAAAGGTCGTACAAGTGCAAAGATATTTAACACCTTTTAAAGTAAATTCAACATCATTACTACCATTAAGAGCTAATAAATCATTCTTCTCATCTTCAGAAACATCAAAAATACTAAATGCAAATCTTTCATCGAATTTGATTATACCATCAACAACTTTTATGTCAGTTTGTCGTGTAATTCCGTTAGAACTAAAATCATCATTTTTAATCACTTCTTTATAAGAATATGATACTTCTTGGATGATTCCCTGTGTGATTTCTATTCCTGTAATTGCGGGGTTTAAATCATTCATATAATCACCTCGTTGCCATCGCTGTAATACCTTAAAATTCTAGCCCAGATAAAATCAACGGGAGATTCATTTATTTCATCGACTTTAATAAAAAAATAAGATAAATATTTTATACTTGAATTATCAACTGTATCTGGATAGAAATATTGTAGAGTACCTGTGCTTAATAATTTTAGATTAACCTTTAAAGTCGCCCAATCCTCATCAGTCCTATCTTCTTGAAAAATCTGTATTTCCCATTCAGTAAAGTTACCTAGTTTTTTCGTATTAGGAATATTCTTTTCATCTTTTTTATCATACTTTACTACTTTAGTTGTTTGAGATAAAATAGTAACTGGACTGTCGATTAGAACAGCGACAAACTTAGGTTTATTTAAAATTTTAATATCAGACATTATGAAACCTTTATTTATTTATCATGATAATTGTAATATAAGAGAAATATTATTGTTTCACAATAGAAAAAATTGTTTAAAAATGACGGTGAAAGTAATTTAATTTGCGTTTATCAAAGAAAAACCTTGACTTTTGTTTTATTTGGGGTTAGATTAGGGGTGTTGATGAGATGGTAAAAATTTAAAATTTGGGGTTTGAGATGGAAAATATAAAAGAATCAGAAATGTTTTTAAGAATATTAGAAAAATTATCAAACAGAAGTGATATAAACGAAGAGAATTACATGGAAGTAATCAAAGAGAATTTAGAACAAGTTGTTTGTCAGGCATACATTGAAAGTAATGAATTTTACAACAAATTACACAATGATACTTTGACAAATCCGAATTCAATATGTAGTAAAATGGGTAAAGATATATATGATAATATAAATAGGTTAAAAAGTGCTTAATTACGCACGGTGAGCTATACTAGTTGACTGCTTGCTTTGCGTAACGGGTGCTTTTATAAGAATTATAGGAGAAGTGAATAATGGATAGTATAGGTCTGCTTCCACATAAAATAAAATACAGAATTTTGTTAATTGAATATAAAACTCCAGACTGTTTAATTTATCCAGTATTGATACTAAATATCTGTGTTGTGACTTTTCTTTTTAGATTGAACGGGAGAGGTAAAAATGAATAATGAAAATTTAGAACACATATTAGATGAAGCTAATAAAATAAAAGAATCTATAGTAAAAAAAATGATGATTGAAATTTACGGATCTAATTTTCTTGAAATAGTTAAAGGAAAATTTGGTCAAAGATTATTTGATAGTTACAATAAGAAAACAATATATCTTTTAGATGGTGTTGAGTTATTTGAAATTTATTATCCTAAAATTGAAAATGGAATAACACTTGTAGTTGATTATAAAAGAATTATAAATGAAAAATAAAAAAAACGGGGTGAATCATGGATAAAAAAATGAGTTTAAACGAAATAATATTAGGACTAGGAAAATTCAACAAAGATAAACATATCATTGTCTTCGATTTTAAAAAAGGAATCTATAAAATATCGAGACATAAAGATTTAAAAAGCTTATTTGGCGGGAATTTAACATATGCTTACCAACTTGCACCAGCAGGAACTAAATCCCTCTTTGACTGCTGGGGTTGTGATAAAGTTTTTACCAAAGATGAACATGGATTTGATAAGGTTATTGAAATCGATTGGGAAAAAATTCAAATTTCTCATGATAATGTATTTATTCAAGGGAAGGGAATTAGCGAGGGAATGGGGTTTCTTGGTTGTAATTTTGAGTGTAAGCCCCGAAGAGTGGGAAGTATAAAAGATTTATCTTGATTTTCATATCTATTTGAATTACATTTACTAGTATTGAGAAGATAAAATAAAACATGGAGTAGTAAAATGAAAAAAATAAATCTTTTAATATCACTTTTAGTGTTGTTGCTTACATTTAGTTGTTCAGTGGATGGAATAGTCGGAAATGATGAGGATCAAGGGTATAGCGAGAGTTTGCAGGGGTTTTGGAGTGTTGATAGTTCTTTCTGGGAAACAGATTCTAGTTCTTATGCTTGGGAAAGTTTTTCTTTTTATAACTTCATTGATGATAGTGTTGAAATTATGCATACTCACGGGTCGCCGTGGCAATTGTATAATAAAGTTCATTACGAAATTGATAATGATACTTTAATTTTTGATATTGACTTAGAAGGGGGAGTTTTTCATTTAATTGAAAACTACCCGAATCAAGATATCATAGTCAATGAAAAATGGATTTATGAATTTAAAAATGACAGTACTTTAATTTTATATGATTGGTATGATCCTAATTACAGAATGACAATGGATAAAGATCAGTAAAAACAAAAGCCTTCTCTTAGTTGAAAAGGCTTTTTTTAATTATCTTCCCGCAGTTCCAGTGCTACTTACATCATAGCCCGTAATATCCCCTCGAAACGCTCTATTTGAAATATTATGAACTAAAAATGTCGTTGTCCCAGCTGATAAATCACCACTCCCACCATCTGTAATATATTTTTTTATATCTCTTAAACTTTGCGTAATATGAGTTTTGCTATAAATATAATCTCCTAGGTAATTACAATTTAAACTACTCAAAGGAGAAAATCCGCTATCCTCTATTATAGAAGTGCTTATTGATGAATCGTTTCTTGTTAATACTGAAACATATCCAGTACCTCCTGTAACTGTAAAATCGTCAGAATTAGTATTGAACGTATCTACTGTTACAGTCCCGTATATCCCTGAATTATTAGATTGTGCGAGGTTGTAAGTTCCTGCACCCTCTCCAGGTGTTACAGTGACAGCCCCTACAGGATTAAGTCTGGCGGCATCTGAATGTATGGTTATCACCATATTTCCACCTAAATTGCCGACATCACCCCACATTTCAGTCGCTAAGCTAACTTTATTTGGAACAAAGAAGTCACATACAGTCATTGTTATGGCTGCTGCTATGCCTGTTCCCTGCCATGGTCTCATAGAGAACAAGCATATTACATTATCAAAAGGATCAACTAACATATCGACACCTACCCTCATATTTACGCTGGCATCATAAATATTATTAATCGAAGTGTTAAAAGCGACAGTTTCTACATTTGCCCAACCAGAAGTATTTATCCGCATGTAAACAAAATTACTATCAGAAACCTTCTGAGCTATACAAACTAAATAATTATTTACATCGAAATATACCGCTGTCGTTTCATTGAACAAATAAGTTCCCGATGCAAAAAGAACCTGCTCGTCTGTATCGTGAGAATCTGAATTGTTAACATCGTATTGATTTACAAGATTATCACCTGAAAGAGCTGTCAATAGTCCGTTTTTATCAATCTTCATGGCTTTTATTGGATCAGTCGGGGCTTCAGTAGTTATAGGAGTTCCTGCGGTCATATCGCCAGTATTATATTTATATATACCAGTTTCTCCATAAACCCCAATATAAACAACTTGCTGACCTCTAGTGAAATTCAAGAAAATATCATGTCCGGAACCACTTGTAATTGTAATATATCCAGTTCCATCAATCGGCGTAATAGTTCCATCGGTTTCGACTTTAACCACATAAACCCTAGTGTCTAAAGCTTCACTAACCCATGCCATTACTGAATGTGTGCCACTGTAATTTTTTATGGAAAAAACTTTATCATTTTTAGCATCACTAGTAACTTCTATTTGACTCCAATTATTTGAAGCATCTCTATAGGATGCATATACTGTTTCGCTCATAATTTAATCCTTAGTATTTATTAGTAGATGTAAATATATTTCTATTATTATCTTCATTTGCTGTTATTTCATTTGAAGCGGTTATAATTATATTGTTATTATCTTTATTTCCATCAATTTCATTTGTTGCTACAATTATTATATCATTTTGTGGTTTATTTGAGATACTATCAAACTTGTTAGTTGCAACCCAAATCGTATGATTTGTAATAGGATTTCTACTGTTCCATAAAATTAGATCATAATATTTTGGCTTTGGGTTTATTCCCTTTATTGAAAAAGAATTGTTTTTATATCTTACAATTTGATTCATTGATAAAGTATAGCTATTAACTCTTCTTGAAACTGTTGTTGTGATGCTTTTATTTATAGCTTCGGTAAATTGATTGTAATTGGCATCATTTAAACTAATAATTTGATTTTTCTGGAATAAATAACCAGGATCATCACTCACAAGATCGCTAATTTTCCCGTTTTCCAATTTTCCGATAGTTAAATTTGATTCATTTTCTCTATAGTCATCATTTGCGTGTATCGTTGCACTTGGAATGTCAAAATTAAATCTATTTGTATTATCTATAACTATTTTATTTGTAGTTTCTTCATATCTTACAATATGAGAGTTTACAGAGAAAAACATATTGATTAAATCTTGAATAGTTAAATCCTTATTTGCATATTCTATTTCTGAAATATTTAGAAAACTTTCGTCATAAGCAAGATCTTTATAATTAGTTGCAACAAAACTTGAACCAAAATAATATTTAAATCCTAAATCTAAATAATAATTATATAAATTTTCTATACTTTTTAGAGAAAAATCTAATACATTTACAGGTGTTACAATATTTTTCTGAATATAATACAAAAGCGAGGTTAAATCTTTTGCAGTTATAACTATTCTACTTCCTGCATTATTTATTTTAAAATCATTACGACCAACCAAACCAGTAAAAAACAAATCATTATTTTCATCGTAAGCTTTTATATAGTGCCTGTTTATTTCATTTATATAATTTTCTGAATTTGTAAATGTATTAAAAAAAGTATCTTCTAAGTCTAAACCAAACTCTAGTGTTCTAGATTGGAACTTTAAAGTTGAATATCCTGTGCTTACTCTTTTAATACTTAATGCAGAGCCTTCATCAATAGTATCGAAAGTTTCAGAAACTACGGGTGTTACTTCTCCAAATTCAGAGAATAAAATAAACTCTATTTTAGTTATGTAATCCATTAACCTATTGTTCCAAGTTTAGGGTTTCCCATATTTACCATCATAGCAACATCTTTATCATCTGCAAACTCAACATTTTCAAAAGGATCATTTTCTATGATTGCTCTAGTAGTAGCATTCCCACTCAATAAAATTTGATTCTTCAAACTCTTAATCTCTGCCACTAAAACATTTATATTCCCATTGCTCATTCCAGTACTTTGAATGCCAATACTTCCACTTGCATATGAACTACCAGCATTCCCGCCATAATTAACCGAACCACTAGCAGAACGCTCCATATTAGCCAATAATGGAGCAAACATTGAAGTAGCTTTTGCAGTCATTACGGATTCACCTTTTGAAAGTCTAGCTAAATTACTGTCGCTCGTTCCGGTGCCAGCACCACCCATTCCGATAACGCCAGAGTCGAAACCAACAATACCATCTTTAAATCCTAAGAATGACAAAAACCCATCACCAACAGCTTTACTACCAGGTGACAACAAGCTAAGAAGCCCAAAAGTTAAAGCCTTACTCGCTAAAGTTGTAGCAAGATCAATAACAGAATCTTTCAGAGCATTTACGCCAGCTTCAAGAGCATTAGTTCCCTTTAATCCAGCAGAAATAAAACTTTTTAATCCACCTCCTGCTATTGTTGCAAAACTTTCTTTAAGACTTAAAGCTACTCTTTCGCCTGTAGTTGCAAATGTTTCTAGTGCTAATGTGCCACCTTTGATATTGTCAATATTTACCATTTCAGGAGGAACAATATCTAGAGGTTCGAAATCGACTACTTTCTCTTTTGGGAATAGATCTTTAGTTTCTAATAGAGCTTTATTTAATTTAACGACTTCATCTTTTATTTCAGAAGTATTTGCACTTACAATTCCAGTCTTTTCAGTACTTGTTTTTTCTAGGTCTTCTAATGCTACAGCTTGTTTTTCTGTTTGCATTGTGATATCTTTCCACGCAAGAGCATTGACACTTTGAAACCTTACAACATTTTCACCTAGATCATTGTATTCTTTTTTAATACTGCCAAATATATTTTTTTGATCTTGAGCAAAATCGTCTATACTTAAAGCATTTTCTAGAGCTTTCGAAAATTCACCTTCACTTAAATCAACTAAGGCTCTTGTAATATTTTCAATGGTTCTTTGCCCTGCTCTTGCCATTAACTCAAAAGGTGCTACTAAAATTTTAGACAATAATTGCATACTATCAATAACACTTTCGACCATAAATACAACAGAATTAGCAATTGCACCCATTATCCCGCTGACTAATTGAAAACTTTTACCAAGATCGATAAAAGATAAGCCTTTTGTAATAAGTTGAACGAAAGTTCTTAGTTGTTTATTTGACTCATTTGTTGATAAAATTACTTCTTCCCACGCACTAGCTAATAATTTTAAATCACCTGCTAAAGTGTCTAGTCTAATATCCGCAGTTTCTTTGGCAAATCCTGCAGCAGTTTCTAGACCTTTTCCAAGTTTGTCAATATCAGGAATTGCACCAGCAACCGCAAGAGCAGCCGAACCTGTAAATTTTCCGAAAATAGCGATTGCATCCGACCCAGATAATCCAGCAGCTTCAAGATCTCTCATAATTTCGGACATCGGTCTCATTTCGTCGTTAGCATCTCTAGTAGCAACTCCCAGTTTGACTAATGCAGCTTTTGCAGCTCCAGACGGTTTTATTAAACGAGTTAACATTTGCTTAAACTTTTCACCAGCATTAGCACCCTGCAAACCTCTATTTGCCATAGCTCCTAGAACTTTTGAAACTTCAGTTATATTTTGATTTGTAGCACTAGCAATACCAGCTGTAACCCTAAAAGCCTCGCCTAATTGCTGAATATTTGTGTTTGAATTGGAGGCTGTAAAGGCTAAAGTATCATTAACTTTTGCTAAGTCTTCAGCTTCAAGTTTCATTGCTGACATTATGTTTGTAGAAATATTTGCAGCTTCAGCCATTGATAAAGCACCAGCTGAGGCAAGTTCTAACACTCCAGGCAATGCTTTCATGGAAGTTACAGCATCCAAACCCGCCATTCCTAAAAGTTCCATACCTTTTGATACTTGTGTAGCTGAATGTTCTGTGACTTTGGCTTGATCTCGAATTACTTTAGACATTACAGAGAATTCTTTAGCAGTTGGTCGCATTACGGCTTTTATATTTGCTAAAGATTGTTCAAATTCAATATTAGTTTTTACACCACCAGCCAATACAGAAAAACCAGCACGAAGACCAACAAGTGCAACTCCGTAACCTACAACACTTTTCGCAAGAGATTTGCCAGCTTTTGCGGTTTTATTAAAGCCTTTTTCTTGCTTATCAATTTCTTTATTAGTCTTTTTTAACTGATTCTGTAGTTGCTTTTCAGAACTTTTAACTTTCTTAGTTGACTTTAAAACACTACTAGCATCAAGACCGACCCCATATACAACGTCCATAATTTACCCTAATGTAAAACCCTTTTCCAATAATTTAAAGAAGTGTATAAATGCCTTTATTGGATGGATAATTTTTAAATCATTTTCTGTGAAACCATTTTTCAATAATAACATTTTACAATGCATAATTTTAACTAAATCATCCGAAGATGGACATACATAGTTGAATCTTTTTTTAATCCATTCTTTTTTATCTTTTTGATCTCTTAAATCCGTAACAGAGTACTTACTTTTTATTTCATCTATTTTTTTTTAAAGAGCATAAACTCTGAAAACATCTCTGAAACAATTGTTACAGCTAAAAATGGATTTTTCTCTAAATCTTTATCTGTGTAATCCTTAGCCATGGAAACAACTAGAACAAGATTTTTTTCTAAATAAGTCTCTATCAACATAATCGAATTTGACATAAACTGAACGAGTCCTTGATCTTTGTGTTTTTGGCTTTTTTTCGCATTGTCAGTAATGAAATGATTATGAGGATTTACCCCTCTAGCTACCATAAGTAGCGAATTGCCTATTTTTGGATCTACAATTTCATCAAAAAGAATTGAACATTGTGAATAATCACTAATGTTTTTAATATACTTTGGCTTTGGAATTTCTACTTCTTTTTTTACTTTTTTTTCTATTTGCTTTTTCATCTTTGCCTGCTCCTTAAAAATTTATAAAAAAAAGGGTAAAAGAGATTTAATTTTTTGCTCTATTACCCTTTCTCAAGTTATTTGTATTTATTTATTTATTTATTTATTATGTTAACCAAGAACTCCAGAACTCAATAGGAGGTGTACTACCTTTGAATTTTCTAGCTTGGTAAGTAGCATTAAAATCCATTTGAACACCACCTTCTTCACCAACCGTCATGATACTTGCCTTTTTTACACCAATTGCATAAAAGGTAGTTATCTTTTCATTTTGAACGTCTAACGCTACAAGATCAATAATTTCAAGAAGAAATTCGCTTCTGATAATATCCCAAGTTTCTTCACCTAAATTTGTCATGAAAGCAGAACCGTTATAAACATAAGATAATACTTTTTCTACTTTTTCACTATTTTTAGATGTAAAACCATCATCTGGAGTAAATTCAACACCATCTTTAATGTCTCCAATTTGAGAAAAAGTTCCTACTCCTGGAGTTGGATTTGCAATTGCAAAACCTGTGTCAATATCTACAATACCATCAACAGCACCACCAACAGTCCCTTTTGTTGTCACAATCGCCCCTACTCTAGAGACAATCAATTCAGGGATATCATCTATTATCAATTCTGTTTTTCTTGCTACTTCGTCAGCTGTTTCAGTTGCTAAGATAGTTATTTTTTGGTAAGATAATGCACCAACTACAGAAGGTTTTGTTCCTGCTGTTGAGAAATACCAATAAACTCTAATTCCCAATGTTGTTTCAATATAAAAACCTTCACCATCAATAGAATCAGCAGTGTTAACATCGCAAGTAATAGTTGAAATATTCTTAACTCCTTCAATCTCTGCTCTTTGTAGAGCAAAGGTTTCAAGTTTTGACAATCTTGTATCGTTTTGTGGTCTTCCAAAAAATCTTGTGTTTGGCTCAAAAGAAAAAGCATCGCCGCTAAATCCACTAGGCATAATAGCCTCCATTTATTTATATTTAAGTTCTATATTCCAATTGTATTTTAAATGTTCTTTTTGTCATATTAAAATCTTCTGAGAAAAGAGCTACTTCTTGAGTGGTATCATTTTCATTCCAAATAGGGTATAATTTCAACTGATTATAAGTTGTCGTATCGCCTAAATCAATAGAAGGTTTATATTCAACTTGACTTGGTAAAGTATGATCAAATAGCTCTAACAGTTTATCTTCATAATCCATGAAATTAACCATATCACCATCAAGATTTAATTGAGCTTGATAAACTAAATCAAATTTTAATACACCTGTCTTTACTTTTGAGCCTTTTCTTTTTAATACCTTCAAGCCTCTGTAAATCAAATTAAAATGTGGAGTGCAAGGATCAACTTGATTAGTACCATACTTTGATACAAGACTGGTTAATTCTGTTATCTTTTCAGCTAATGCTTTTACAAGCTCTTTTTTCAACTTTTGCCACCACTTTTTAAGTAACTTTTAATTCCATTTTCTATAAACTTTTTATTCATGCTAGAGAAATATAAAACATCTCTATCTGGTAAAGTAATTGACTTTTTAAAGATGAACATTATAACTAATTTTTTAGCCATTTGCTTAAACATAATATTTTTACGAATAAACATTTTTGGTTCATTATCTAATATAAGTCTTGTCAATCCTGAACCCTTACCACCATTGACTACTAAATACTTTCTTAATAATGCTCCAGCTTCTTTATTAGCGGGAATTATCAAGCCTCTACCTTTTGCGGTAATCATACCACCTTGTAAAACTTGCTTCATGTAAGATTGAGTAACACCGATTATATAATGCCCTGTAGATACTTTATTTGTTGCTAATTTTCTACCTTTTCCAGTTCTTCCAACTAAAGGAGTGTTCTTTCCTTTAACATTTCTAGTTAGGTTACTATTAGCCTTTACAGTACCACCTTTTGCAGTCTTAACTCCTACTTTCCCAAATCTTGATTGAATATCTGCCATTATATCAAATGATAAAGCTTTTATAAAATTATTGAAATAAGTATCTGAAGTATTTATTTTTGCTATATTATTTTTAATCACTTTGAAAGTCATAATTAAGCAACTTTAATTAAATAAATCATTATCGTATAATTCTTTCATTCTGCCAGTTGAAGTGTAAGCAGCTTCAGTTACTTCAAAAAAGACATTTTCATCAGCTGAAACTTCTTTTTCGGAATAAATACCTTTGCCCCAAAGGCTTTCTAATAACTCCATACCTTGCTTTATTTTTCCATATCCTAATTTTTTTCCAGTAGAATTTAGAATTGTTCCAAGAGTTAAATAAATAAAAGCCTGTTTTAAAGTTTCTTCAATAGCTCCAGTAGTATCTTCAAAACTAGATAAATCAAAAGTTACTTTTATTGATATTGCTTGAAGTTTATAGAAAGTTGCAACAATAAAATCCGTTGCTCTAACTTCTTCATCTTCAACTCCTGTAATATCAAATAAGACATTATCAAGGGTTTGCTCATCAATATTCTTTTGCAAATCCGCATATGTTATACTAGTTTTTGTGATGCTACCCATTTGAAGAGTTCCCTTTTTTGGCTAAAAATCAGCAATAATATACAACTTTTTGGCTAAAAATCATTAAATTTAAGGAGCAGACGAAGAAAGTTTTTAGAAATCCCCCGCCTGAATCATCCTGTAATTTATGTATCTGAAGCAATTTTAATCATTGACTTGCCATTTACAATAGGCAAAGGCTTTGATCTAAATAAAACTTTCCATCCTGATTCATCTTCGTTTTCAACCATCTTTAAGAAGTAATCACCTTTAACGCCTTTAGTACCTAAAACTTTTAAGTATCTAAATTTATTACCACCAGTAATATCAACCATTTGAATCTGCTTATTGGTAAGTACAGTTGCAGCAGTTTCAACATACTCATTACTAGAGTTTTTAGCATATGTAGTGTAATTTATAGCATCATTTACAAATCTATATCCTAATATTTCAATGTCAGAAGGGTTTATTTTTGATATGTTATTATCACTACTTCTAGTATCTGCAATGTTTACCAAGAAAGCAAATTGTGTTGGATGGCAAAAAGTGACAATGTCTTTTGCATTTGCAAATAATCCACCTGAAGAAATATTATAGGCAATTCTTACATTTTCCATTGCTGTCCAAACATTCATTCTAGTAGTGTTAGCATCTGAGAAATCAACTCCAAAAGTACCTTGAGAAACTGAAGCAATATCAGCAGAGTTGTCATACTCTTTTTTTCCAACAATTACCCCTTCATTCGTTCTGTAGAAACTTTCAAAAATACCAGTTAAAGACATGTTCTTAGCATTGTTGACAAATCTACTAAGTGTCTGAACGTGAGTTTCCATTTCATCATTTAAAAACGCTACAGCACCACCAGCAAGAACTTTCTCATGATATTCCTTTTCTTCAACAGAAACATTACTAGTAGTCTTCTCATAAAGTGGGTCAATTGTAGCAAACTTAAAGTCTTTTTTACCAACTGGTTCATACTTGCTATCTAAAGTTCCAGATAGTGACAATTTGATAGTTTTAGACATCTTTGAAACTGGATAAGTTGAATCTGGATGTCCTTTTGAATCCTTAAAAACCTCATCCGCAACTCTAGTTGAATAAGTTGTAATTGTTTTTAAGGCATCCTTTTGATTTATAGGCTTATTAAAAGCATCTACAAATGTTGAAAATTGATTAGCCATTGTTTACCTCGCAGCTTATTTATTTTTATTTCTCATTAATTTATTAATTCTTCTTTGAAACAAAATACTATTATGTTAAATGAATACCAGCATCTCTAAATAATGCAATCATAGTATTTTTTTCAAATCTATCATTAACACCATCTTTTCCAACAGAAGCAAGAAGTGCGTTACATTTCGGATAAACTTCAATATAATCATTATCAGAGTTGTATTCTTTTGCAATACCTTTTACAATTTGGCTTGCAACAGCATCATCATAACGATCTATTTCTTCAATGTATTCAATTGAAGCGGCAGCATCGGCAACGGCTGAAGCAATTAAAGTAATTGTACCGCCAAGACCTGAAGTGTTTTGTGCTGTTAAAGTAACTGCACCACCAGCTTTTGAAGTATCTGTACCATTTGCAACTAAATCAGGAGCTGCCCTTCCAGAATCTTTAAAAACTTCAAGAAGATTATCAGAACCACTTTCAGTAATTTCAATATAGAAAGTTCCATCATCAGAATTTTCACCATCAGCACCAGTTAAAGCACTAGCAGTTACCTGACTTAAGACATCCGTTATTTTAGCGGTCTCAATAGCAACAATAGCATCGTACTGCACAGGAGTATAGCCAGATTTTAGTTTTCCAGCTGTAGCTATTAAATCAGTATTACCAAATGTCTCAATAATACATTGCTTATCTATATCTTGTGTTATTTCATTCATTTTGTTACCTCACAAATTATTTATTTTTATTTCTTATTTAAATCTTAAAGGGAATGCTAGGAAGTTTACTTTAGAATATCCGCAATACTTCCACCGTCATTAGCATCTGAAGCCTTAATCTTCTCTCCAGTTTCGCTAAACTCAAATCTTTCATTGATATTAGCTGTTTGGTCAGTGTGAATAATATCAGCTAAGAAATCAGCAAACAAGACTTTATCCTTGTATTTTTCTGAAAACTTAGTTATTTCAGTTTCAGAATAACCAAATTTCTTCATTTTTTCAGCTTCTTCAGTCACTTTTTCATTGAACTTTTTAAGATCATCAGCAACTTTTAAATCATCAGAAGCTTTCTTTTCATCTTTGAAAGTTTGTAGTTCTTTTTCAGCTTTTTCGGCTCTTTTTTCAGAGACTATAAGTTTATCAGCTGAAGCTTTAGTTTGATCCTTAAACTTCAATGTTAACTTGTCATTTACTTCTTTCTCAATTTCTTCTACTGTCAATACTGGCATGTTTGCCTCCTCATTGTTATTTTCATTATTTATATTTGTTTTATTAAAATTATCGCAGAATACAAACTTTTGATAAACATCGTTAAAAGCTTCAATGTTAACTTTTAAACCTTTTATTCCTGGAGACTGTTCACCTAATAATGCAACTGTAGAAATTAACCATCCTAATTGATCATGATTTTGTACTTCAATAGAAGGTTTTAAAAATTCTCCATTTTCCCAAGATTCAAGCATCCACCCTTTTAACTGCATTTCAGCTTTTAAGACTTTACCGTCTTCACTTAGCTCCATATTTGTAATTTTTGAATATGTTCTTGATGATTTCCATTCGTCAGGAATATGATCAGGAGTTACAGGAATAACACCCTCATCTATAAAATTTGTCAACATTGATTTCAACATTGCCTTAGTGATTGTAAGACCGTTCCACAAGCCAACTTTGGCAATTTCTAAATAAAATGTTTTCCACATTCTCAAAACTCCTTTTTCCTTAGTAGTACTAAATAGTACCACTTTATTATAAAGTATGAATAATATTCATTAAAAGCAAGAAATAATATTTAAACTTTTCTACTTATTTTATTGATTATCATATTAGTATTTCATTCTTTTTATTCTCTCTTGAAAGTCCAATTCTTTATCTGGAAAGTTATTTCCCATAATCAAAAACTCCTGCTCGCTAAGAGTACAAGCCAGATAGCATTATTCTATGATTACCCTGAGTTACATTCTTAATTTTAACAAACTCCCCAATTAGCAACCATAATCTTCTGTTATACTTCCATTCTCTGATCCAACTATTCCAACCTTTAAATTTTGGCTCTTCACCTAGATTACTTTTTTCTTTCAAATAAAAAGAACTATCACCCGCAAAAACTACAGGCTTACAATATACTCTAGCTCTTCTTTTTCTTAAAGGTTTCATTATCCAGTTGGATTTTCTTTCTATTTCTTCATACATATTCCAAAGAAAAAGAGCATCAGTAATAAATTTTTCGAAAGAAGTACGACCTTTTTCATATCCGTAATCGTGATAATCTGCACATGAAAGCATATTTAAACCGTAGAAAGTAGAAGGGAATTTTAAACCTTTCTTACTCCCAAAGCCGTTGCATATTTTCTTTTTTTCAGCTTCTGTTAAGTTTTTAAATCCCGCAGGTATTATTTTATTTCGAATATTAAAACCCATACTTTCCTCCAATCACAACTTCCAATATATTATTCTTTTTTCCTTCTCTTGGCAATCCGATATGAATAAAATTTTTATAAATAAAGAATCTGGTAAATCCTGCAAATCTTGAGTTGTGAATTATTGCAGATAATTGAGTTGGATTATAATATTCAATATCCCAACCCGTTGCGTAAATATGATCCGAATTATCAGTTCCATCAACTTCTTTATTATGCTTCTTGCATCTGCAACCAGAGTTAACATTATAAGGAAAATCGGACATCACCCTAGATAGATTAAGTTTCTTTCTATCTTCTGGTTTTGTTTTGTCAAGTCCACAACAAGGGCATGACATTTCTTTATCTGTAAAATGATCTTTCATTATAATCCCATATTATAAAAGCATTGAAATTAACTTTTTAAGAAATTTAATTACAGCTTGAATAAATGCACCATCAGTAGTCATATTAACTATTATCTTTTCATCAAGCTCAAGCTCTTCTTTGATCAATGCCGAAACTTGCAGAGTTAACGAGTTACTTTTTTTTAATTCTATTATCAAATTTTCTTTAGCTGTTAACTTATCTTCCCATAGTTCGGCTAAACTCTTTGTTTGTTCTTGTGCTGTCTTTACCATCAAAACCCTCTTTTATTTTTTTTATTGATCCTATAACACCTATTTTATTCGCATCTTCATAAGATTCCAGCGCTGAAATAAAGTTCTCTATCAAACCTACTATTTGGATATTTCTCTTTTTTCGCACATAATCAACAGATGCAAAATGACCTAACGCTATAGTCAATATTATTATTGTAATATTTTTCTTCATATTATTTAATCAGCGATTTAATTTCTTTCATAGAATTAACCAACTCAATATAATGATTATTTGTTACTACCTTTAAGTCTATCAATTCCGTCTTAAAGGCAACTTGATACTCTAACTTAGCTTCATTTGTTGCTATTTTACCCGAATCAACATTTCTCATATTAAGCAAACCGACGAGTGCTAAAACTACTAGTGTAGAGAATGTTCCAAATACCCATCTAGGGACTGTACGCTCAATTATCACATCTAACTTATCATAGACACTTTTGTTATCTTTTTTTTGATCTTTGACAAGATTCTCAATTTCGAGTTTATGATCTGCATCTTTAGCGTGCATCTTATTTGTGAAGCTTTCAGCTATTTTAGCAATCAATTCCTCACCCATTTAAACAACCTCATATTCTGCTTTTTTCTCTGCAATAGCATCTTTTGAAGTAAAGATATTAGTTAACTGATTATTTGCGTATTCGTTTAAAAATAACTCTAAAAATTCATGTGTTAAATTATTATGATCAATCTTAGACCTATTAGCTAAAGTACAATAATCTATTTTAATCAAAGCTTTATCATTTTTTATCTTCATATTCCCGAAAATATAATCTTTTAATAATTTTTGCTCTTCAACTTCATCAATTAAAACTTTAGAATTTGGAAAAGCTAAAGGAGTATCTAACTCTAATAATTCGCTGTCAATTTCAGCATAAAAATGAAATCCCGAAAGCTTTGTACTTGGCTCACTTAAGATTATATCAAGATCATCTTGAATTATTTCATCAGCATCTATATTAACAAACTCTTCTTCTTCATTTGCTTCTAAAATCTCTATCCAAGAGCTATATAAAGAATCTTTATACTTTTTAAATTTATTGTTATTTCTAAATATAACACTATTAACTTTTACTTTCATGCTATAACCCTCTTAATTAGTATAATACAATGTTAATGTTAAATAATCTATTTGACTTATTCCAGAAATTGCACCTATTGCATCTCTTCCCTCACAATGAATAATTAAACCCTCATTTTTTGATCCGTCAAATATATTTTCATCACTTGAAAAGTAAGTGCTAAAATCTAGGCATTTATAACATATCATAGCATCATTAGGGGCTAAATTAGAGGTCAATGTTGCATCTCTAATATTTCTTTTATTATCGAAGAATTTTCCATTTGAAGCTGTCGAATCGTGACCATAATCTTCAATAACTACATGACTATGAACCCCGTTGCCATTATCTTGAATCTTAGTTAATATCAAGGCGAAATCAGAGGCGTTCCCCGAAGTTCTTAAATCTGCTCTATATCCTAATAATTCCCAGCTAGAGTTCCCCATGTCTATATAACCAAGTATTTCAATGTCGTAATCAATAGCTGTAACTCCTACGCTAAATACAATACTAGTCATTTCTAGCCATTTCTTGCTTGTTTGTAGCTCGTTTGCAGTAGTTATATTTAAAACTTCTGTATCACCTGTTGTGACCGTTCCACTTGCTTCTGTGATTGAAGTTCCAGTAAATGTTACAGTACCCGAACCTGTTATGCTATTTATTTTTAAACTACAATGTTGATTTTGTAATCCAAATATAGTTGAATAGTCGCCCGTTTCACCTGCTGAATGTGTGCGATCTTCACCAAGAAAATTAAATATAGTGTCTACAACTCCCGTTACTGGTATAGAAAACTCAATAGTTTTAATTTTTTCATCTAGCTCTGTAAAATTACTATTCACATCATTGACTAAATTTTCCATTATTCCCGTAGTTGGTATTATTTTCATTATCTACCCTCTATTGTTGTATAAAAATAATTAAGTGTAATTGTTGGAGTTTCGCTAGTACCTGCTTTTATAAAAAATTCAATATAATCACCTTGTACTATAGTTGGATAGCCATTAGCTCCATAATGTTTGTCATAATCTTGGTTAGAAAAATTTAAGCCCGTTTCTAACTTTAAAACACCGTTTACAAATAATCCTAGCGAGATAGTAACACCACCACCAATACCACTTGTAATTTTTAAACCTGCATCACCTTTAAAAGCTCCATCAATATCTAAACTAAAATTATCAGCACTATCCCAGTATACACGGTCATTAGCATCGTCAAAAGTAAATCCTCCTTCGTTCTTTATTGTGAATGTTGTAGCACTCATAGCTAGTTTTAACCAACTATCAGAGAGTACTACACCCGTGATAGGTGCTTTTAAATGTAAATGAGTAACCGGCTTTGTTGGAAGTATTTTGAAATTATCTTTAAAATACGCTGTTAATAATGAACTAAAATTTTCATTCAAATCACTTATTAAATCACCCATATTTCCGCTACTTGGTAATGTGTTCATTTTAACTCCTAAGAATAAGTTGTTGTCGGCGCATACGCTGTTGAAGGTACATAATTAGTAATATGATCGCTAATAAAATCAAGTATATCATCTAAATTTTGCCCACTCTGTACAGCACTATATAATATTTGATCTCTCCAAGCCTTATCCTCTGTATTGCTAAATAAAATATGCTCGTTACCGTAGTCATATTCTTTTTCAGAATATAAAATTGATATTGGTTCTTCTGCAGTATGATTATACAGTATTGGAGTTGTCAATAATGCATCGGCTAAGTACAACGCAGGTACTTTATAATTTAATATCTCCGCTTCTGCCCCGTTGTGATAGTAATAATTTTCTTTTGTAGAAGCTTGGGGGTTTGTTAGTGTATCTCCTGCAATATCTAGCCCGCTATTGTCATTCTTAGACGGTATGCTTATGATTTCAGAGTTTACTAATGTAGCATCAAATCCGTTAGGACTGGTTAATGTTGCACCTATATTACTAAAATCATAGTCATATAAAGTCCCATCAATGGATATTGAATAACTTTTAATTGTTTGAGGCATTCTTATTTCTTGTCCAGTACCTACATAAATATTAGTTATGGTCATAGTACCCGCAAGACTTCCCGTGTCTGTAAAATCCTTCACTGTTAAAGAATAATTGCCTCCTGACAATGTAAAGTCTATATTTATCCACTCTGTATCTGTTACAGTTGGTAATCCTGTTATAACAACTAATGTTCCAGTATCATTTTTTAAATACAATGTATTTACCGATCTACTCCAGTAAGCAAGATAATTACCATCTGCTTTAGAGATAAACCTCAAATGTTGCGATGATCCTAATTGAAATTTAGTATGTAATTCTATATTTGATGATGCTGGTCTTGTTGCTGTAGTTAATAATGAGGTTGACATATCAAACCAAATACCACCACTAAAGCCATCATACAAATTGCTATTTCTTAAAGTTCCTGTTGCATCATTTTTCCAAAAATCAGCTAATGTAGCACCAACTAAAGTTGCATGATTATCATTTACACATTCTTGGATTAGCAACCCGTAGCCATCAGAAAATTTATACAAATCACCATTTGATAGTAGCAATAAACCCATTGTTCCAGATGTAAAGTCTATTTTATTAGCGGTAATTGAAGCCGTTGAAGTTCCCCAAGAGCTAACAACCGTTTCAGTCCCTACAAGCGTACAAGTTAAATATTCACTACCTGTAAACACTCCATGACCTGCATTTACAAGCTTGCTATTGTTTCTTACATCACCAGTGTATAGAACATCATAATCAGCAACTGGAACGCCTAAAGGATCGAGAGGTATTTTTCCATCAACTCCCGTTTTAGTTGCATATCCGAAATCATTTTGTTTGCTAATTGTTACATCAATATTATCAATAAAAAAATCAGCTACTACATGACTTGTTATTATTCCATTTGGTAAAGCATTTGCAACATCTGGAATGCTATTATAACTTATATTCCCTGTTGTTTTACTGTCTTCATCACAAAAATAAACACCTATAGCAACACTTGATCTTTTAATTGTTACATCTGCGACTTTATCAAGATTAGCAATGTCTAAACGACCGTTTACTGTACAAGTTGGAAGGTCTGAATATGCTGGAACTGTTATTACATCGCTAGTTAACAAACCAGTTATTAAAATATGTGCTGTTCCATCTCCAAGGTAAGAATGTCCATTTTCTGGAAGCCTATCACTTGAACCTTTTGAACTTTGTTTATTATCTATCAACTCATAAACATCATTAGAATTGACTCTTGTTTCACCGTCATGCCATTGTTTACATTCGGCTTGATTTGGTGGAAATAACAAATCCCAAAATCCAAGAGAAAAGAAATTAAAAAATTTTCGTTTTCCAAAATTAAACATCTTCAATGCCTTTATATTTTGTAATATCACAAGCCGTAGCTCCGTCAATCCATATACTATCCATATCAGCACATTGTATAGTATAACCTGTAACTTCAATATAAGTTCCTGCCACAACATCTGAAAAACTCAAAGTTCCATGTACATCAATTAAGATAATATCAGAAGTGTCCAATGATGTTGGTGTTGCAATCGTGATATTATCATTTACAAATCTTGGAGCAACTTGAATTGGATTTATATTATGTTTAGTTCCTTTTAGTTCTTGACCTTCACCCATGTATTACACTCCTTAAGCTGATCTCAACAATTCCTTTGTCAACTCTTTTATATTAAATACTCTATTAAAATTTTTATCTGGAAACTCAACATCGTTTAAATTGAATGAATCAGCTTTTAATCCTTGAACGCCTGCTCTGTACTTAGTAATTATATCAACTATCGATCTACAATTATAATGATTTGGAGGATAATAACCATTCCATTCACCAACTTTTCTAGTTTTTCCGTTTAAATCTTGACAAATAGCAGTTGTTACGGCATCCATTATAGCATTATACTTCTCAAACTTTATATATTCTTTTAATCTGTCTGTTTCAACTAGTCTACCATAAGAGTAGAAAGAACTCATATTTGTTTCATAAACAGTTTGCCAATAACCAGCATTTCCAAGAGCAGTATTTAAATCAATTCCTTCAGCTACTAAACTTTCAAGCCAAGTTGAATAAGAAACTATTTCAGCTTTCAACATCTTACTATTTATCTTTTCCACAAAAACACTATAACTTTTTCCATAAGCAGCTTTTGCGAAATCTTCACCACCATCAGCAATAACAGTATTAAAAATACTACCCTCTTCTAAATTCATTAAACCTTCAAGAGTTTCAATGTATTGATCAACTGTTAATGTTTTAGATCCTATTTCAAGCGTCAAATCTGCAAACTTAAATAATTCGTTTGGAACTTCTTTTTTTACTTGTCTATATACTGTATATCTACCAATTGCGTAACATAAGGTAATGAAAGAAAGCATTGTTTCATATTGGCTATTTATATATTTCTTTTCATTTGGTAATCTATTTAATTTTAAATTCTTTTCAAATATTTCAAGGTTACTTTCTTCAAATTCAGTCAAAAACATTTCAGTTGAATCTTCAAGTAATTTTGCATCTTTTAAAGCTATTGAATTTAAGCTTTCTAGTTCAGGGTTACTTGCAAAGTTTTTTTTTTACTGTTGTCACTAAAGTTTGTCGGTGTTGTTTCAATAGTTTTTCTAAATATTTCTTCATCTTCTCCCACAAAGTCGGGCATTGATTCAGTTTTCACAGCAATTCCAGCATTGACATATTCTAATATCAGTTTAGCATCTGGTTTCTCATTCCTATCAAAAACTAACCTAGGGACTTCAACATTCCCAAAACGAACCCGAACAACTCTTTTTATTAGCTCGTTCATTCCCTCTTCTAGGATAATATTTCTAGGCTCTGCAAATACTTTTATAACATCCCAAAGAACTTTTAATTTCGCCTCACTTCCACCTGTGAAATACTGAAGAAATTCAGCACTTCCATTGTATCTTTCACCAATCTTAGCTTCATAAATTCTTAAGACATTTACAAGTATTTGAGGATTACCACCTTTAAGCTCTTTGACATCTTTAACTTTAGCAATGCTTACAGCTGAACCACTTCTCAACTTTTGAAATGTCGTTGAAGTTGCTTGTGAATTTTCTCGTACATCTTTTTTAGTAGATCCTAAATTTTCATGAATAACAACAACTGGAGGGACTGCACTTTTACTAGCAGTTTGATGCACGAATTTATTTAAATCTTTTAATATTTCGGAATCATAATAAATAGATTGAGCAACTCCAACACCGTAAAAATTACCACCTTGAATTTCATCTCTAACAACCAAAAACTCCAAATCTTGATCTAATTTCTTTGACCCAACAACTATATTTGAAAGAATTAAATCACCTTTCTGCGTAAAAACAAAATAGTTTTGAGGCTGTGAAATAGCTTCGACAATGGTTTTATTACCCTTATCGTCAAAACCTTGAATTAACTGAGTGACTGAGAAACCAGGAAGGATATAGTTCAATATGGTGTCTTGTGCTTTTTTAAGGTTAATCCCTTGAATTTTACCATCCCATAATCCTTGAATGTATTCAAAAACCTCCTTAGAACTTTCACCTTGATCGATAGAAGAAGGATAGTTTTTTGCAAAAGACTTCGCTCCATTATCACACTTTTTTACAACATCAGAATACAATAAATCAAGATACTTTTCATAATCTACACTTGCATTTTCGAATAATCTATCTGGGTTTGGTTGTTCGTCATTTACAATAAGAACACTCTGGAGGGGCTCTCTAGGATTGTATATTTGTTTTGATATGGCTTTTCTTTTACTTCTACGGCTCATTTTTTAATATTCCATAATATTATATTCTTTAGAAATAAATGTTCTTAAATTAAATAATACAAACTTTTCGAGGGAAACACAAGAAAAAAGTAAAATAAAAAAGACTACCTTTTTAAAGTAGTCTTAATGAGCTACCCCCGAGAATTAAGCTTTGGTCAAGAGGCTTCGAGGGTCTAAAAATGTAGTTCACGCTACATTTCGGAATTAGTAATATATGTATGATTATTTAATATTGCAAGATTTATTTATGTATTATACAATACAATATATTTAAAATCTTGTATTTTTGGAATTTATTTGTATACTTATCGTGTATTTTTGGAATTTAGGCATAAAAACCATCCATTAAAACGGCTTAGTATATTTGTGTGCTAAAACCCTAGTCTAATAGGTTTATTCCGTATTTTAATATTTTTACAAGCATTTAGATCTTTTAGTTTTTCGTCTGTTAGTAACATCTTTTACCCCGTTTTTTTAGATTAAAATGCAAAGTTTATTCCTCTCTTAGAATCATTAACAATACATCGTCATTTATAGTCGCTAATGAATATATACTATAAAATACAAATCCTAATTGCAAATAAGTATTATTTAAAAATGTTAGATCATAATCAAAAAACACAGTATTACTAAAATCGATAAAAGAAAATTTCTCCAATATATAAAACCCAATAATCCAACTTCCATATTTAATAAGAAATCCAAAGATAATAATAAACCAACCAATAATAATATAAGATATTGCAACACCTAAACTAACAACTATAATTATACAAGTATTTAATACAATAGATTCTGTTAGTTTTCCATCTGAAACAGCTCCTATTACCATAAGAATAAAAGGTATAAGTAATACTAATGCATAATATATAATATTTATTGTTTTGTTCGTACAGTGTAATACTTTCATTATTCACCCCAATAATTTAATTAACTCAATTACTTCAAAGATAACCCTCAGACAAACAAAAGTCAAGATAAATCTTTTGCTAAGTTGTTTAGATACCTATTTGGAAAGTTTCATTATTCTTATATAAAAAGTACATTAGCATCATTAAAGTATCTGCAATGTCAGGAGATTGACCATTATTATATTCTTTCTGCATCTCTTTATCATTTATCCTATATTTTTCATTTTTCTTTGACTCTTTTCTTATTGATTGCAATTCTTTTTTAATATAATTTAATACAGTAATAAATGTTTTACCTTTTTTTAATTCTGTAATTTTAACATTATCAAGATAAACATTTGCAAAATTAAACTTCAATTTATTATCTGCAATCATTTCCGAAAGTCTATAAAATAATTGAGTTTTAATGTTTTGATACATCTCAACTACTCCATTATTTTCCAAGGGTGTACCATTGTTGTAAAAAGGAACACAACCATCGAATAAGTCAGTAAGTCCACCACCTAATCCGTCTTGATCAATAACTATGTTTTCATTTGGAATATTATATTTGCCTGCAATCATTTCAATTTCTTCGTCAAGATAGAAGATTTCAGAATTTCTATGCCCTGTACATGTAAACTTAGTTTTTGAAAACATCCTAATTTCTTTTATCTCATTATCAATTAAAGGTATTATAATTGCTTTATCTTTTCCTAGCCTTGCAACATCAACAGCCAAGGCTTTTCTAATTGTAATTTTTGGTCTATTACCCATTAGCTGTATAATTTTATCTGAAGTAAAAAGAATATTATCACTGTCGCTTTCATTCCAATTACCATGCTTTAATTTTTTTCTTTCAGACGCAGGAAGAGAATTTAAAAATCTTTCGTAATCATCACCAATTTTAGGATTGTCAATTAGTCCATTTGCAGGAATAAAAGCGAAACTCATTATATCAACTTCTTTTCTGTTGTACTTTTGGATTAAGGCTTCTTTTGTAGTTTCAAATACGAGTTCATCATCTATATTGACAAAATATATAACATGACTTAACTTTGATTTATCTGGAAAACCATCACTTTTAATATAATAATCTACCCATTGACGGCTAAAATGTTGAGGCTCAGGGTTTAAGGTAGCAAATATAGCACGATCTTTTTTATTTTCTTCACTTCCTCTAAGCCTTGAGAACATGAATAATATTTCTTTAAGTGTAAAATTTTGAAGCTCATCAAATATTTCCAAATCATATTGAGAACCAGAATAGTTTCTATAATTTAGATAATTAACATATCCAAAAGTAATTGTTGATCCATTTTTAAAAGTCCATCTATGCTTAGAAGCATTATATTTGCAATCAAAATCTTTATACAAACTTTGGCTATCTTCAATCAATCCGCCTGGCAAATCTAACAATGTAAAGTTATCTCTAAAAATCCCGACTCTAAATTTTTCATTGCTTAAGCATCTTGCTAATGCTAATTGAAGTATACCGTAGCTTTTACCTACTCCCGCCATTGCTCCAGCTAAAGTCAAATCAGCAGGTGAATATTGAAATAATAGCTGGTATTCTGTAGGCTCTACGCTATTCATTTCTTTTTCTCATTAACTCTGAAAAACTTTTAGCATCTCTGTTGGCTATAGTGATATTAACAGTTGTATTACCTTCGAGTTTTTCGCCTTTGCTAGTCACATCAACTTTTTGAGTAGTATTATAATCAAACTTTTTATCAATATTCTCAAGAGCTTTATTTTTATCATGTAATTCAATTTGAATCTCTTCAATAGTTACAATATTTGGAGAGCCTTTTTTCCCTATATTCTGTTCATATTTTTTAGTTTTAATCTTTTTAATGCAAGCTGCTTCATCATCGGTTAATAATTCGAACTCTTTTCTAGTAATCCAAGTTTTATGAAAATTTGCCATATTACTATAAGCAATTTTTTTATATTCCAACACTTGACTAAGCTTGCTAACACCTGCTAATTCTTCAATTTTAGATTTCAACTCTTCAATATAAGCTATAATCTTAACATTTCTTAACAGTCTAGATGCTGTAGATGCAGCGACATTATCACTCTTAATTTTCGGATAGGCAATTTTAGCAACTCTTGTTCCGTTCCAGTCGATAACATAATTATGACAGAATATTTTCATTTGTTCTGTTAGTTTTTTAGCCATTATTTACTCGTTTTTTTTTAGCATCGTGCTTATTTATTTTTACTACCAGTTTCGCCCAAAGGCTAATCAATAAAGGCAATAAGACAAGCATCCAACTCCATTGGATTTGATCTGTTAGCTTAAGATACAGAAACAACAATTGGAGCATATCCAAGCGACCTATTCGCCTAATCTTCTCTTCTTTATTATCTTCAATGCCATATTCCTCAATAGCCTGTTTAAATCTCTCTAAATCCATTTCTCTGCAACCATTCGAGGTTATTGTATTATATAACTTTTCAAGATTCATAATTCAACTCCTCACCAGTTAAAGCAAAATATAGATTCTGCAATTGATGAACATATTGTATAATATCTTTATCAGAAAAAAGAATCACTCCACTAGTAAGCCATAAATGATATTTGCCAAAATAATATGAATCTTGTGTGTACTCAGATTCTTTCATTTTTTCCAATCCGAAATCAATTAACCAAGATTCAGTTAATAAGATCGGCTCAAATTTAGCTAATCGAGAATCGGAGCTTCCAAAATTACCCTCGCCCCACCCAATTGATACTGGATTAAGAAAATCAACAGTCACTACCTCTCTACGTGTCATTATCAAATTTCCAATTCTTAAGTCTTTAGCTTCCATTATTTTTATTCCTTTTATGTTTAGTTTTCAATTTCAATCCCTAAGATAATTTAGATTGCAGCATTCTTTTCATGTAAGAAAATTCTAATTCTTTCATCTTTTTATACATGTTTACAAGCTTTTTGTATGGAACATTTCGAAGTCTAACTTTATCCCATACCTTCAAAGAATAACAATATTTGTCCGATAAATCAAGAATAAACTTATCTAATTCGTTATTATAATATCTACATACGCAATTACAGAATAGGTTTAACACTTGCGTTTTACCCTTATATCCTATTGTTTTTACTGTTTTATTATCGCACATAATTTAACTCTTTTTTTACCTGCTTCCAAATAGGTTTCATAAATCGTTTCCAATTAACAGCCGCTTTATCAATACTTAGAATATCTATCAGCTTAAAATCTTTAAAACATATTCTCTCAAATGAAGGATTTATTTTATTCCAGAAAGATTTAGAATCTTTTAATTCAGAAATATTAAGAGCTATTTTTTTAATCTCTTCAATATCTTCAATTAGTTCAGCTACCGTTTTACTTCTTTGTTGGCATGCGTATTTTTTCTTTATAGGCTTCAAACTTTCCATCTTATTTAACCCCACTGATTAGCCATTGCTTTTGCAATACCAATATATGTTTTACTTCTTTCTTTTGCTCTTTCTTTTCCAGGTGGCAAATAAAACAATCTTTGAGCTTTATTTTTTGGAAGTCGTTTCCATTCCTCTTTGACATCGTTGGATTTTTGAAGCAACGGCAACCCTTCAACCCATAAACAAGTTGCTTTACTTTCAGCGTGTCCATGGTCGTATGGTTGAATAATCTGAGAATACTTTTTGCCTATTATTTTTAATGCATACTTGTGCATTATCGGATTTTCAATAACTTTTACAGAAATAGGGGCATCTAGCAATTTTTTAAAAAATAAAGCACCATCAATCATCATGTCCCATCTTTTTATATCTTTCCAAAGATGCTGAACTCCTGAATTACTCGAATAAGTACAAGGGGGAAACCCTATCATCACATCCCAACCGTAAGATAAATCATAAGCAATTTTCACAGCATCGTTTTTAATATGCCATTCGGGGTGATTTCCAGAGCAATCTATAAGATCGCAAGAATATGCTTCATGTCCTTGTTTTCTAAATTCTGTTGTCACCACCTGGCTCTCTTCACATGCAACTAATATTTTAATTTAAACCTCCCTACAATAAAAAACAACTTTTACAGTATTTATATTCTTTTTTCTTTTAGAATAATTTTAATTGAAATTTATTATTTTTATTTTCTTTAATATGTTTTTTGTCTATCCCGCATCTATCAACACAATTTTTACAGTTGCCAAAATACGTATTTTTTTTATTTCTACTCACACAACAGGATTTTCCTAGAAATTTAATTTTTTCAATATTGATTATCGCATCTTCTACATATTTGTTTTTTTTGTAAACCCTAAATACTGTTTCAATTACATTTTCATTTTTTAATAACTTCTTTTGTATTTTATTATATTTTATTCCTTTATTACTGTTAATATTGAAACTGCAAGTTACAATTCTTAATATTGATTTGCTTACTTTTTTTAACCTATTGTACTGTTTTAATCGGTTTTTTATTTGAAGATTAGAATCTAATGCTGAAATAGAAGTATTTACACATACTCCCATGTCTTTTATTTTTTGCAATTGCTTATTTGTTAAATTATTCCAATGTTTAGTTATAATAACTATTTCTTTGTTTATATATTTGAATATTTGTTCGCATATACTAATTGTATGTTCCCAATTTTCCGATGGATCACCACTTACTCCAAATCTTATAAATGGCATATCTATTTTATTTATTTGGTTTATAATTAAAATCTTGTGTTTAATATTATCAAAATAACGATACACTGTTTTATTAAAATTATACCCCCACTTTTTAGAATATCTATAAGCATAACATTCATTATAACAACCTTTTTCGTTATTATCCATTCCAGCAGAACAACCCTTAGAGGTGTCTAATTCATAAACACCCCTAAAATTTTTTATTAAACTTATTTTACTAGAAAAGTTTTTCACTTTACAATCTACCTACATTTGGATATAATTCTTTAATTTTCTTCATATCACCTTTATAAAACATATATATTTTTTGATCTGCTTTTGGATATTTTCTACTATGTAATGTTTTTTTAGCTTGTGAAAATCTTGTAAACTCACTTTCTAGGTATATAATTTTATTATAAATATACAACCCTTGTTCTTTGAAAAATAATTCGTGTTCAGCTTCACAACCATAATAAGCCCCGCTACTATCTCTACTATCACCGGTCATAACAACAAAAAAAGTATTATCTTTCATAGTTTTTATAGCATTCTTATAACCTTCAAATAACGTATTCTTAAACTCTTCATAGCTACCTAAATGATTTATTTCTCCCTCTGGTGGCATTCCATCATAATCAACATACTTTTCAACTTTATAGTAGGGAGGACATGAAAATATTAAATCGCTTTTTTGTTCTGGAATATACTTTGACGTATCCGATTTATGCCATTTCACATTATCAAAATCTTGACATATTGCATTATTAGTATCGCATTGGTTTTGCCTAATTTCAGAAGATAGATAACTAAAACCACAACCTCCAGCCACAAAACCCATTTGAACACCACCACCGAAAGGATTATAAATGTGTTTTCCATCTTTAGGCATGAACATTCTTGCTATAATTTCACATGCTGTAGGATCTAAAACAGAAGCATTACCATTTAAAGACTTCTTATCATCATGAACAACTTTACCATCTATAATTTTATTCTTTGATAATACTACATTTGAAAATCCTTTTGAACCTTGCCAGCAACCTTCTCTACTTGCAAATTTAGGATTAAGCACATCATATTTTTTGCCTGCTTCTTCTATTTTTAAATTCCATTCTCTTTTATTTCTTAACCATAAACCTGAAGTTGATTTCCATATATTTGTCATTGCCGTATGAACTAATAACTTCATTCTAACTTGCTCTGGCTTTCCATAATACATGTATTTAAAATCATTTTTATCTATATTAACCTTAAAACCTATTTCTTCAAATACTGACGGCTTTTCTAAATCATGTTTTTTTGATACGGTCATAATCATAGGATAATTATAAATATTGCCCTCGATTATTTTATTAACCATCTTTTGATACACTTCTACATCTTTATACTCTGGGTACATTGCCGATTGTAATAAGCAATATTCTTTAGCATCATGATTTATCTCAAAAGTAAAGAATCCTGCAAAATTATTACCTACCTTCAAAATAATAGCTGAATGAATTTGCATATTTTTCCTAGCAGCTCTATATGCTATTTCATCTATCAGAGCTAACTTTGATACCTCCTCTTCATATCCAGAACCTATTACACTTTTAACCTCAATTAGTTCAATTTTTTCCTCAAATAATTTCATTTGTTCCATTTTCAGCTCCATAAAAAAAGTTCACTACCAGAAGGGCAACGACTCCCAACTAGCAATGAACTTCAAATTTTTATCTTTTTTCATATCTATTGTCGTTGTTGATATGATTTAAACTAAATGTAAATATAAAATCCATAATTAGCAAGTTATTTCTTTCACTTTCATCATTCCTACCCTCTCATATAATTATCAAACTCTTTAATCGCTTCATTTTAAGTTTCTCTAAATTCCATCAAATCATTATCTATAACATATTTCATCAAGAACATTTTTCTCTTAATTTTGTAAACTTCTGTTTTTTTCCCTTTCACATCTTCAATAATAACCTTTTTATTCTCGATATAACTAAAATCAGCTATATAATGAATTTTTCTTTCTGTTTTACCTTGATATCTAAAAGAATCGTGTAATAAAAATTTAGGTTGCAGTTTCAGATCAAAAATTTTACCAACTCTTAAGAGTATTTTTAAATCTAAATACCTTTTACCCTCTTTTGTAGAGTGAAATGTAATATTATCAATAATAACTTTCTTATTATTATACTTTGGTTTTTTCTTTACCTTTTTAATCTGAAACATTTTAAGCCTTTTTATTTATTTAGTGCGACATTTATTGGCGTGTGTCCTGTAGTATGAGTGTTATAGTGCATTTGGGTATTTTAATATCTTTGTAATTTTACTATCAGTTTCTTCATTCCAAAAATCTAGAGCACTTATGTCTTCATTCTTATCAGTCCAATCAACAAACCATAAAATACCATCTCTATATTCAAGATTGCATTCTGCCCTATAAACAGTATTTACCTGATAAGCTATTGTGCATCCAGCAATTATTTCATTTCCACTTTTGTCTGTCAGCCTTTTCTTGTTAAGCTCTTCCATGGATGATAAATCTTTTACCTTTTTTTCACCAGCATCAAAAGCTTCCTCAAACCAACCATACCACTCTTCGTCAGTCATCTCAAACCTGCAATCTCTTGTGGGTAGGTCTTCTAATATTTGTTTTATAACGCTATCTTTATTCATAATATCCTCTCTTGTTTAGATATAAACGCACTATAACACAGTGTTATTATACATTAAAACGTCTAATTGCACAATCCCGTTACAACATAGCCTCTTGACCAGCGCCTTTTTTAAACTCGAACATAATTCTAGACTTTAACCCATGAAAAAGAAAGCTTCCACTAGCCCCTTGCATCGGTATTTCAAGTAAGAATTGATAAAATGGAATATTCTCTTTCACCGTTATAGTTAAATTAGTAATCATAACTCCAGCGTATTCAGCATCAGACTCATTATTCATTTCTTGAGTAGAAGTCCTCTTTTCTGCATCTTCTTCTTCTTCATCTCTGTAAAATGCGATATTTGTATTCATAACCGATTGGTCGCCAAAATTAACGCTTTTAAATGGCATAGGTTGAATATTTAGAAGTGTAGCACTAATTGAAGGGTTAAACCTTGCAATTGCTTCATAATCAATTTCTGATGATTCTAATTTGACTTTGTATGTAGTAAGTTTAAATTTTGTACCATCTTCTGCTTTTATAGTTTTTACACCAGCAGATACACTATTTATAAAACCTTTTATTTTTTCACCTAACATTTTTTATTTCTCCACAATATTTTTAAAAACAAGCTCCCCGACAATATTAGTTGTCGCTTTTTAAGAGAGCTTAGATTTATTGATTAAATTACACTCTCTTTTTTCTTCTTATCCTTCACAACAGAAGGCTTGCCTGGCTTTCTCTGAATGAACTCACCACAAACCTCTTGAAATTTCTCTTTAGCATCCTTAACTTTTAAACCAATAGCTCTAAATTTTTCAACTAAATTTTTCTCAACACCTGGAACTTTAACACTGGTCAATGCAATAAACTCCTTCTCAGACATGTAGTCTTTTATCGCAAAATATAAATCTGGAATATTTACAAACTCTCTATTTCCCATCTTTGAAACAAGACTATAATTAAATAATCTTTGATTTTCATTTTCTGTGACTCTTCTAATAAATTCATTCTTAATAGAATCACTATATTTTTTAACAATTTTCTGCTTTTCATAAAGATCATAGATTTTTTCATCCGAGATTTGAGTCAATATTAAATCTTCTCTTTTTTCAACTTCTAGGTAAAAATTTCTTTGAACTCCACAACCAAATTTAGCTTTGCAGTATTGACAATGATCACCAGCACGGTAAAAAGGATTATTCTGCATCTTAGTATTTTCAATTATTTCTTCAACTTTCATAAGAGAAGGTTCTAAGTCAAAACTTTCAAAATCTAAAAAGTCAAATCTTGGCTGTGCAATATAAACATCAGCTTTCTCCTTTCCGTATTTTTGCATTGCTCCAACTGCATAAGTCCTTAATTGCTCATTATCCACAGCCTCAACTTTAACAAATCCAAACTTCCAATCTAAAATCACAACTCTATCATAAACCACAAATTCAATATCAACAGTACCTTCTGTTAGAGTTTTAAAATTTATTGATCTAACTTTAATTTTAACCTCTTTGTGAATATCTTCATCAGAAATCCCGTACTTTTCTTTAATTCTTTCAAGCATATCATTACAAATATCAACCAATGCAAGTTCATCTTTTGAAAGTCCTGTTACATCTCCACTTTCCATTACATCGTGAAGCCTATCTCCCGAATCTCTAACGTCGTGACTAGGTAGCTCAGGGAATAATTTTGAAAATTCAAAACTTGCGGGGCATTCTTTTAACCTTTTCATGCTCGACGGGGCGTATTCATGATGTGCATTTTCTTTTATAATTTCAACTTCTTCTATTTCAGACATTTTACATTCTCCATTTATTTTTAATCTTCAAGAGAACCCGCTTTTAAACAAGCTCTCTTATGATTTAAATAGTTTCCTAGCAGATACTAAACTTTCTTTTCTTTTGATGGAAAAGCTTCTAAATAATTAAGTGTAGTATTTATTATTCTAGGCTTTTTGACTATTTCTTCAAAAAATGAAGGATTTAACTTTTCAAATGGTATTACCTTTTCAAGTTGGTTATTATGAACTAGGCAATTGACAATATCTAGAATAGAAACTGGAGATTTTTCTACAACTTCAAGAGCTTTTTCAAGATAATCAACTGTTTCTTCTTTTTCTAGCTCACTATTCGAGTTTTCAGTTAAAACAGTAAAATCCGTTTCTCCAGCATTTTTTAATTTATCCTCAGGGTTTAAAAGTGTGTTATCTTCCGCGTCTCCATCAGGAGTTAAAAGTCCCGTAATATATTCGTACAACCATTTCCTACCCTTTCTTTCTCCTTTACCTATAATACTGTCAGCAGTAGCATAAGAATCTGCCTTAATAGTCCTTTCTACAATTTGAGACCCTTCTTTCCCGTTGTAAGTCCAAGTATAAGTCATCTTAATTTTAGCAGATTTAGTGTTTATAGCCTCAGGAAGTCCCGCAGTTTCTCTATATGTAAAATCCTCTGTTTCCTTGATATGCTTTAGAAGATACGCATAGCCCTCTTTAGTAATGTATGTCTTATAAGATATAATATTAAACTGGTTGCCTGTAATATTAACACCATAAAGCAAAGCCTCAATAATACAGTCCCTAGTTGTCTCTAAACTATAGGAAACACCTTTTTTAGTTTTTCCCGAATAATCTACATAACTTGCCCTTTCGTCTGTTCTAAACCCTAAACTCGTATTTTTCAAACTTAATATAGGCTTTAAAACAGCGGGAGTTAGTAAAGTTTTCAAGCTTTCAACACTTTCAGCCAACACAAAAGCTTTCTCGAAATGTTGTAGTTTTTGTGAGCTAATCCCTTTAGTAACTGCATCCCCTAAACTTACTACTAATTGATTTTGATTCTCTTCTTTTTTCGTCATATTAACTCCTAAAATCAAAAACTCCTAAAAATGCCTGCAATAAAAAATATTATTTTCTAAAGTGGAAGTGGCATTTCCAAGAGTTTTTATAATTGTTAACTACTCACACCTTCCAATATGCAAATAATTTATTTCTGATTAGAAAGATAGTTATTATTCTTTCTCTTGTCAAGAAAAATCTTTTATTTCTTTTCAGATTTAATTTTTTTATCCTTCTTTAACTTTTCAGCATCTTCTTCAGCTAATTCAATTTCAAGTTCTTTTTTAAACCTAAGTTCAATCAATTTCTTTAATTTTCTTGGATTCCCTCTCAAAAAATCAGACTTAGTATAATCTTTTTCAGGAATAATAACATCAATCTTCAATGTTGCGTTGGCTATTCTTAAAGTTTTTTCAAAATCAATAATTTTAGTATGACCGAAATCATAAATCGTTTTTCCTTTTTTTACAGAAACACTCTTATTAGCATTACACATTTTAACTAGAAATTTTACAATATAAGACCATGTACTATTGTTCCATTTTTCACTTTTTATTTCTTTTCTAGTTACATTTATGTATTTTTTGTTTAGCTTGGTTAATTCTTGTTTTTCTTTCATGTTTAACTTTTTCTTGGGATCTGAAAGCTCTTTAATACGAGCAATATCTTTATCATATTTAAGATCTTTATCAGTTTTAATTACAGTCTCAGTACTCATAATTTTTCACCTTTTTTTTTAGATTTAGAAAAATATTATATTCAATAATCATAAGCTTACTACAATATATTATATTATGTCCTAAGGACATAATATAATATAATATACCATCACTACAAAATAAATTATTTTTTATAAAAATTCGTAATTATCACAAAATTCTAATGTTATTATCTTACTCCAAAACGCACCAACTTTATTTAAAACAGGTGAAGTATCATGCCTTAAATGATTCACTTCAAACATACCGTAATCAAGTTGCGACCTGGTAATAATTAAACATTCAGGATAGTTTTGTTTTAGCTTCTGATAGTGTGGTATTCTGTTTATATACATTGTAGAAAAGTCTTTAACCTCTAGCTTAATTTTTTCAAGAACTTCTTTTAGCTTTTCGCCTGCTATAGCTCCTACGATTCCACCATTAGAAAAGAGTTCATCGGTATTTTCCTCAATTGAAGCAACTGTTGGAGCTATTTCTTCAAGCTTTTCACCCGCATCATCACCAACTAAAACATCATCATCCAAATTAGACAATTCGACATTCTCCACAACTCCAGGAGAAGCAGTATCTTTTTTCTCCACCTTTTTAGCATCTTTTTTCTTTCCTTTCACATCTTTTTTCTTTCCTTTCACATCTTTTTTCTTGATCATTTGAAACCTCCGTTTCGTTTTAATTTAGAGAATTATTTCTCTAGTTTAGTTAGTCTTATCATCGATACATTGATTGTCTTATGTCCAGTAGTATGACCGTTATACAATATTACTTTGGTTGCGTGTTCCAATTATTTCAACTTCTTTTTCTGTATCTACATTCCACAAGTAAATTGCACACTTATTGTAATTAAAAAGAAACATTCCATAATCTCGCATCACGTAACATTTCTTATTGCCCTCTAGAATGCACTCATCACCCTCGCAGATACTTTTGCCATTATTATCTTTTACTTTTTTTATATCAGGGTAATATTCTATAATATATCTGTCACAATTACAGAAGATATTATTCTTGTATAATTCTGCATTTTTATTTATGCGAAAATCATTTTCTTCATCATACTTCTTTAGCGTTTTGTCAAATACTCTAAATTCCATTTTATCTCTCCAAGTTTTTAGATTAAACAGTGTATAACAATGCACTACCAGCCATTGAAACGGCTTGTGGTTCTGATCCGTTATGCTTTAATCTTCCTAATTTCTTTTTTACCCTTCCAAATTTAAAATATCAATAACAAGTACACAAAAAACAGCAATCACCAGAAGAGATATGAAAAATTTAACTATTACTTGACTGCTTTTAGATGTTATTTTGTGGTATGGGCTTCTTTGGTGTAGTTTCATTTTCCCACTCCCTTACTCATTTCTTTATAAAATTTAGTTTTAAAATGGAAGCCCACTCACAATTTCAGCAGTCTTATTTAATTTATTAATTTCCACCATTACTCCCAATTCTGGAAATGGTATTTTTTCTACACTTTTTATTCTTATATATCCAAATTTCTTAAGTCTGTTTTTTATGAACTTCTTGCATTGTTTTCTTGAATAAAATTCTCCTTACCATAATTGTATACAACTTCTTCCATTAAAATGCTTATAATCTTTCATCCTTCCACACTCCTATTTTACTTTTAAAATCAACTTTAAAGGTTATTTGGTTAACTATTTTTACAACTCTACAAGATTTTGCAAATTATTATCTTTAATAAAATTTTCTGCTTTCTTTAATGCTTCATTAAAACTATCACACTTATTAAATATATAATTTTATTCCTTTATATTTTTCTTTAAAAGCTACATTTCCTATTTCTTTACACTCCCGAACATATTCCCATACATCATCGGAGTACTTTTCTTTTCCATACATATCATCACAATAATACAAAGTTTCATAATCCATATTTTTCATAATAGCATAACTTGCTATACTTACCATATCTTCCTTGTTCATGTTGTTCTCCTTTACTTTTAATTACATAGTTTTACTATTTGTTTCTTTTACTTTCGCAAAAAACCTATCTTTGTTTTTCTTTTCAATAGCTACTGTATTCCTGTCAAACTCCATTTGCTTGCATTTGCATAAAGCATGTACTATTTCATCAATATACGGCTTCTCGCATTGTATTCTAGCCCATTTAGGAGTGTGGCATTTATTACAATTAACCTGCTCAACTTTTTTTCTTTCTTTTTTAACTTCTTTTTTCATAAAAAAATTCCTAAAATAAAACTTCACTTTGATCTATTTCAACTAATTTCTGTATTTTAATAAATTTATCACAAACCGCATGCCCATCTTTAAACCAGATAACCTTATAAGCTCTAGTTTTGTTAAAATAATCTGAATAGTATATACAGTCATTTTTATTACATTTTTTACATAATCTTGTTACAGCTTCTAGGTCGTACATCATTATTCTATTTCCCAAGGTTTTGTTTTTAATTTCTCCATTTCTCTTTGCAGCCAAGCTCTAACAGTTGCCTTCATATCTTTGATTGGAACTTGCTTTTTACCTTCCTTTCTAGTCCATTCGTTTTTTTCTCCCCATTCCTGAAACTTTGCAACTTCTCCATTAAACCTATCTACATTTATTTTAAAATCATATGTATCTGGATATTTTTCTCTTAAACTTGTTAGTACTGTTTTAAATAGTTCCGTAGTTTCAGAAATATTTTGAGAAAAAGTGGAGCTGGGTATTTCTTTTTTAATCTTTAACTTAGGTTTTAGTTTAGTTAAGTTAGGTTTAGTTAAAGTTAAGTTAAAGTATTTCAAAGCCTTTGAAAGCCTTTGAAAGCCTTTCGAAGCCTTTACTAAGTCGGGAATATTATCTAAATTAGCAATAATTCCTTTTTTGACATTAGAATTTAGAGATTGGTGTTTTATGAAATTAGGTAATATAATAAAACCACCAAAATAATACACTTTTTCATCCTTTTCAAACCTTTCTAAAATCTTTAAAATCATATCTTTATCAAATCCAGTATCGTATGCAATTCTTTTAATTGAGACCTCGTAAACGCCTGAAATATTAGTCAACGGATTGGTTAATAAAAATAAAAATATCAACTTTTCACTAGGATCTAAATTCTCAATATATGGATCAGTCCAGAAACTAGTGTTTACATATCTGTTTTTACTCATTTAAATAACCTTTTTTTTTGTAGTTTGAAATTGGTCATTATACTCTTTCATTTCAAAAGCATGAGCTACTACTTGCTCCTCTAACTCTTTACCGAATTCGCCCTTTAGATTGTCTTTTTCGTTGATTGAGTAGTAATCTGATGGAGACCAAGCTTTAAACTCTAAGGCACTTCCTAGATCATACTTAAATGTTAAATAATTTATTTCCTCATACTCTTGATCTTCTGGATTAACCATGCTACACAAATATACAAAATCGCCTTTTTCGCTAAAACTAGGGGCTATTAGCGTGCCACTAATAAAAACACTATAACCTCTATGTAGTCTTTTAACATACCTTTTAAGACCTACCATGTATCTAGTTAATTGTGCAATCTCATCTATATTTGCCTCTACAACTTTCAATTCTATAACCCTTATGAAAACACCCTCAAAAGAAGATTGTATTTCTATTAGATCCGCAATTCCGTAACCATCAATTGACACTTGACTAAAGATTTTTGCATCGGGATCAAATACCAGACCCTTTGATTCCAGTTCTTCTATCCCATCAAAAGTTTTTACTTTTTCTAAAATCCAATCCTCTAACTCTTTTTCGCTTATTTTCATAAAATAACCCCACAAAAAAAGGTCTTAAATTTGACCCCTAACTACCAGTAGGTAGCTCCGAAAGGAGATCAAACTTAAAACCTATAATTTTCATTTTTAACAAAATCGTTTAATTGCTTTCGGATCAATCATTCAATTTGTATTACACTCAAGTTATATATAATCTTTTGAAATGTCAATACTTTAATTTAAAATAAATACAATCTTTTTGGTGGAAAAGTTAATTACATTCTTCAAAGTCTAGCCATTTAAATCTATCTTTACAATCTTCACTATAATTAAACCATACGCCCGATTCTGAAATTATTCCAATAGTATCGCCTTTTTTATCAAACTTTAAAAATCTATGACTATAAAACTGTCCATCTACTTTAAATCTAGTTCCAACTGGTGGTGGATTCTCTGCTGAGAATGGCAGGAGTCTAGCGTATTTTAAAGAATAAATACCGCCCTTATTATCTACACAACCGCAACCCGCGACTGCAACTATTTCTCTAGTGCCATAAGATACCACCTCACACATCACACTACCACGAAAGCCAACTTTTGGGCGTATGTATTTAGGTGTGGGCTTGATGCGAAATTTATTTAATCCTAATATTTCTATCTGCTCTAATAGACTTACTTTGTTTTTCCAGATTGTGGCTTTCCATTCTGAAGCATCCCAAAGTATATTTTTTTTCGGAATCAATTCAATATTACTACAATCGTTCTCAATTAATTCCTTAAACTCTTCAAGGGTATGTCCATCGTATGACAACTCTACTTTATGCTCATTTTTCAACTCTGATAATATCATAACCAATTCATTAGCTACTCTTTGCAGTTGTTCTATTTTAGAATCTTTAGCCATTTTTTACTCCTTTTAATTTAATTGTCAAGTGGTTTAATTGTTAGTTTTTAATTTGATTTTACCGCGACATTGATTGTCGTATGGCGAGTAGTATACATGTTAACGGTAATTATCGTTTGAATGATCTAGTGTCTTTAATGCTATTAGTATCAACAAAAATCATACCCTTACACTTCATACATTTGCCGTCTGGAATAACTGTTGCCCCATATTCAGAGCTATTCCAATCAGGGTTAAAGCCCTCCATCAATACAAATATAAACCCACATTCACACTTCCATTCGTTTCTTGGGTAAACCACCTTATTATTTGTTTGTTTGTATTCTGCTTTTTTCATGTGTCAATCCTCTCTTAAATTTAATATTAACATACCGCTAACACTGCACTACCAGCCATAAACGGCTTGTGGTTCTATCCCGTTAACAACCATAGGGCTTTATCCCCCATTCCTTCATTTTAGTTTCGTATTCTTTCTTAAGTTTCTTACTATTACATGAGTCGCCTATGCCTGTACCTATGAAAAATACATCAGTACTATCATATGGGAACTCATCATAATAAGCGTCAAAACTCCTACTCATTCCATCCTCTGTACTTATCCACCACTCAACTAAGTGACCGTTTTTAACCCTAACCACGGAACAATATGCATTGTGAATTATATCAAGTAACTCTTGTTGTTTAAACTCAGGGTGAGTAGAGGAACTTAGACCACTATTG